CCCACCTTGTTCTACACCTAGTACGGCTGTTACAGCAGTGGTAAAACTATCTAAGGTCTTCATGTTCTGGTCGAAACCCATACTGAAGTCGATGTTACCTTGCATGATCCCGACACTAGCAGCCTGTTGGTTCATAGCAAACCTCTCAACAGCCCGTGCAGAAGCCACTGACTCACTAATGCTTTCTCCGTTAGCCGCAGCAGTTTCAATCTCCTGCTGGATGAACCCTAGTTGAAGGGTGGGGGAGTTTTGATTGAACAAGTCCGTCTTGACGTCAGCTAAGTTAACAACTGCCTTTGGGGCAACGAAAGCACTGTCTCCAGCAAGCCTGTTGAAGAGAACAAGCTCTTGAGGGTTAGGGTTTAGGGTTGCAAAGTCAGCACCATACTTCTTCGCAATAGCCTCTTGAGGAACACCAGCAGCTAAGTCAGCTTGCGCCTGTTGGAGGATACCCTTAGTGGCTTGACGGTCCCGATCTGTTTGAGTTGGACCCCTCTCAGAACGGCTTCTCTGTCCCTTACTGTAAGAGGCTGCTACATCTAACAAACCTCCAATAACACTAGGGGTGTTTGCTGGGCTGACGACAGGAGCAGCAAAGGCAGCACCTGACACATTCTGATCTAAAGTAAAAGACATTCTATTCTCCTGTCGCAGCTTTTGCTGTAATTTGTGATGATGTAGTTTGGCCTGTGGCCTTCTTCACCAAGTCAACCACCGTATCCATACGTACAACGGTTCTATAAAGTTTTGTCTGGTTCTCTTGGGAGAAGCCACCATCTTCGATAAGGTTCATTACGTCATTGTAAAGGGCGTTACCTTCTTTCATCTTAGCAGGATCACCAGTAGAAATCAAGGCAATAGCTACGTTAGACCAACGGTTAATACGTTTACTGGCATCTTTGAACCTACTGTCTTCTTTGTAGGAGATGTCCTTAGCATCATAGAGGTTAAGTACCCGCATTGGGGTAGCCCCTGCCAAGACAGAAGCAGCTAAACCTATTGTTCTCTCCTCTTCAGAGAAAGTACCAGCTATGTTACCTCGTTTACTACGGTACTCCCCTGTCTCTAGGAGGTCTACAACCTTATGGTAAATATCTACTGACTTCACGTTACGCATCAGTACGGTAAGCTCTTCAGCTGCAATACTTGTGTGTCCACCTGCCAAGACTTTTATCATAGTATGTAGAGCCTTGTAGGAATCGTAACCGATCTGACCAGAGGGGCCAGTAAGGGCTGATATTACAGAGTCACTTGATGTTAAGTCTTGGTACTGTTTAACGATACCGCCTAATGGAGCAATACGAGTACCAAGGGATACATCAATACCTGTAGCTTGAGAAAGGAGTAGATCGAAGATACCAAACTTAACACCATTTAGGACAGCTGTAGAGTTTTCATCTTCAGGGTCGATACCCAAAGCAACCGCAGCTGCCGTCCACTTAGGAGGGAAGCCCATACCCCTTGAGCCAAACAGAATAGTGTTAAAGGTTACCATTCTAGCTCGTTCAGCCTTGGTTAGGTCACGGCCAATCAGTACGTTGTCAGCAAAACGGTTGGTGTAGGACATCCACTGAGTAGCTAAACTCATAATGGCACCCTCTTGGTAACCGCCCTTCTGACCTGATGTCATACGGAAGGACAGTACTTGTTCACGGTTAGCTACGAACTGAATACCTTCATCAGAGAAAACACCTTTACCAGTTTTCTTAGCCCCATACTCAACAACCGCAGTACCAGCAGCAGCAATACGGCCAAAGAGTTCTCCTATCTTAAATGGGGTCAGCCCAAACTCTAGTAGCTCAGAGGCCACAGTCTGACTATTGTTAAAGGTTGATCCACTACGTTCCAGTACGGACGAACCTACTATGTCACGTCCTGATTCCTGCATATACTGTACTGTATCAAGGAGTTCCTGCTTAGTCATCCCCGAAAAGCCATTAGCATACATAGCATCTACGTCTTTCAACATAGCCTTCCTTGTTTTAAACATCAGTTGTGCGATGACTGGGACGGCAGTAGAGGCTTTTAGGCCAGCTTTAGGGGAAATACTAATAACCTGAGCTACGTGAGAGGCGTTTAGAACTGCCTGATCGGGGTTGAGCATACCCATTTTCAGGTGAAAGACAAAAGCTCTTGCTCTGCCAAAGGTGTTATCGAGCCAATCTTCAGGTTTAGTCTTCAAACCTTTGCCTAAACCAAACACACCATCATCGTAAATTTGTTGGGCTACGTAGGAGTAGAATACGTTCTCTCTGTCAGTAGCATCGTGCAGGTGTAGGCGACGTTTCAAGACAGTTTGTTGGTCGAGCATGTCAGCTTCAACAGTCTTTGAACTTACGGCTTTAATCTTAGCTAGGCGGATAAAGTCATAAGGGTCTGAAGGAACGTCTCCATCGAAGGTAACATTCTTTAGACGTTTAGCTTTCTGAACCCAACCGTTGATGCCCGCCTGAGTAGCCTTGTAGTGAGTGTAACGGTAGGCAGTTGACTGGAACTGTTCAGTGATGTTCTTGATCGGGTCTTGATTGACAACCTGTCCTCCTCCGTACTCTGTCAAAGGAGTATCACCCCTTTTGTGTGCTACCCGCATAGACTGGTACTCACCAACAGTTAGGCCTTGTCCTTCTACGATCTCAGACTCAACCCTAGCATCCCGATGCTTTACTTTAAACTCATCTACAAAAGATTCACCACGACTAGCAGCCATTGCTTTCAAGCTTGCAAAGTCTGTGATAGATTTATTCCATGACTTGTTAGCATTGATAACTGCATTTACTTTATCTAGTTCTTCACCTGATAGCTCTAGGTCTTTGATATTCTTCTTACCTGTCGCCTTAAAGGCTGGAGCTAATGCAAGCCTGATACTGTTCAACTCATCTACAGCCTTTGCTGCATCCTTAGCACTGAAGGAACCAATCAAAGTGCGGAAGCCCCCCACTGCCTTCTTACCACCCTCTAGGGTATTCTCAAAGACTGTGCCAATAAAGAATTTAAGTGTCTCGTTGTTACGGGAACCCCCAAAGTTATAACCTAAGACATCAGACTTCTGAGGGATACGGGAGTCCACTACGTCTGTAACGAACTGGTAGAACTTACCATCTGCTGTTTCAAAAGGAGTGTCAAGCTTGTAGACTACTCGTTCACCTACATTGATCCCTCGTACGGGGCCTTGTAGACGACTAAACACTACGTCATCATCTGCTGCTTTAGCTATAACACCTATGGTATCGTAGCCCTCTTCAACAGTAACGGACCAACCCTTACGTTGTATAACTTCCTTCAAGATTGCGGTAGCTTTAACATTCCACGAACTGTTGTTAAAGTCTATTAAAGCTCGATAAGCTTTCATTTCTTTTTCAGTTGGGAGGAGGCCTCCGTTTACCGCAGCAAAGTCACTAATGAAATCCCCCTCTGAAGGAGCACCCCTTGTAACTGCGAGGTTTAGTTTGGTATCTCCTAGAGGACCATCACGGTAAGCTTCCATTACCTTGTTGACCCGTTTGAACTCAGCTTTACTAAGAGACTTAATTTCTTTTAAGGGAACATCAGCTACCTTCGCAACACGGGAGATGAGGCCTTCAGCTGCATTCAACATGAAACCTAGACGAGGACCAACTGTTGTTTGGCCAGCTGAGAAGAGTTTAGCTGCTGCTCTCTTTACGAAACCCTCTTCAATTGTGACATCTTCAATATCAAGAGCAAGACGGCTAGTATCAATACGTTCTTCGTAACGGAGGTACCAACCTTTCTTGTTCTCATTCAAGCCAAAGTCAGACTCAAGTTCATCACTGTTACGACGGATAGGTTCGTAACGAACATCACCATCAACTGCATCTAAAGCTGCTTGGCGAGTAGGGAAAGCTGCTCCATCTGCATTCTTACCTAGGACGGCAGAGTAGACAAAGGTATCGGAACCTTCGGAACGTCTACGAGATAGTTTAACAAAGGCGTTAGTAGATGAAGATTTCAGACGGTCAGCTACTTCTACTGTTGCTTTTGTCAAAGCCTCTACTGAGAAAGCCTTACCAGACAAAACTGAGTCCATCATCTTAGTCATTTGCTCAAAGAGCATAGAAATCTTTGTACCCTCTACAACGGTGGCTGCATGGGGTACGTTGACGTTTGGGGTAGGGTCCATAGTGGATGGCCCCGCCTTGCCTGCTACGGTCGGCCCAGCCTCTCCTGTGGTGTGCTGTAGGACAGTGGCACGAGCACCTGCAACATCACCCTTAACGGCTGTGATGACCTCTGAAGGGGAACGAGCAGCTAGTACTCTCTTGACTACATCTTTAGAGGCCACAGTCTCTACTGCACTCTTACCTGCTTTAGAAATAACACGACCAGCAAACTTAGTAGCACCTAGGGTTGAGATGTCAAGGATAGCTAGGAGTTGGTTGAAGCCTGCATTCTCATCTACACCGAAGTTGTCTACAAGCTCTAGGGTATCCTTTAGGGATTCATACTCACGGATGTTAAACAGGCCTGTAGCCTCTGCGTCATCAAGTTCTTTCTCTACGAAAGCATCAAACTCAGCTGGCTCTAGGAATAGGGAGTTAGCAATATCTTCTGACCTTGCTTGGTCTCTCTTGAAGAGGTTAGACAAAATACCGATGGTGAACTCACGGGATGCTTGACCGAAGCCAGCTGCAATCCACTTGAAGTTAGAGGGGTCATTAGCCTCAAGACGGGCAGCAATACGTTTGTGCCAGATTTCAAGGTTAGTAACTACTCGTAGAGTCTCAGGGTTAATCGTCTCATCGTCTACCAAAAGGATACTCTTCAGTACAAACTCTTTAGGTGAGAGAGCTACCTTCTTACGTTCAAGGTGTTGCTCAGCTAGACGACCAGCTTCCTCTATAGAAACACCAGCCTTATACATGGTGTCTAGGTAGACGGTCAAGCTAGGATACTGTTTAGCTTGTTCCTCATATGTCAAGTCTTGATTGGCCCTAGCATCTGCAATGATTGCTGGGTCTACCTCCAAGAGTGTTGACTGCTCTTCTATAGCCTCTATCTCCAAAGGCGACGTAGGATCAACAGGAGCCTTCGCAGCATCCTCTGGTAGGGTTTCATCTAGGTCTTGTAGGAGGTCTTCGAAAGAAGCAATACTTGACATTTTATTCGCCTCCAGAAAGCTTTAAATCAGACAACTTAAAATCAGACATACTGGCTGCGACACCAGCACCTTTGAAGAACAGTTGAGACTGGTCTGAGTACTTCCGTGCTTGCTGTCCAAAGGCTGCTGCCTGTACATTCAAGCCACTGAGTTGTGTGCCGAAGCCTGACTCAGATGCAAGCTGACTTTGCCCTGCACCCATTCCTCCTAAGAAGCCTGAACTACTTAAGGAGCCAGCTGCCTGTGCAGAGGCCCGTGACCGAGCACTGGCTAGGATGTTAGAACGAATGGCAGCACGACGTTGCCTTTTCTCTTGTACAGCTGCTGCCTTGTTCTGAGACGCAGCCTGAGCAGCTGATGCTTTACGAGCCTTACTAGCTTGCTTAGCTCCGATACCTGCGGAGACAGCTGCGATTGCCATTGCTACCATTTTATAGTTCCTTTGTGTAGACGGATTCTGCTTTCTTATAGCCCATCCGTATATAGAGTTTCTCAAGATTAGAGATACCTTCAATATCTCCCATCCCTAGTAGGTCAGCACCTCTACTTTTAGCCCAACCTTCAAAAGCTTTGACTAGGCGGATAGAGCTAGGCTTACCCCTGTGATCCTTCGAGACAAACCATGCAAGCTCTGTGGCTTGGACGGTAGTTGACATGTACAGTTCTGAGACTAGACCAACGATAGCCCCGCCTAGTTCTCCGTCACAGTCATTTACAAGAATCACCATGTTAGTGTTATGCAAGGCAGAGTGTAAAAAGGCTTCAGTCTTATCTTTGTTCCACTTGTGGGACTTAGGGGCTTCTCTGGAGAACTCTTTGGCTAAGACTAGGATGTCGAAGATGTCATCAGAGGTTGCTTCCCGTATTTTAGTAACTGTTGTTTTTAGCACCGATTACCTCATAGCCTACTAGGTGAAAGTCGTATCCCTCTACACTTTGGAAACGTAGCTTCATAGAACGGCCACGTCCTCGTACCTTAGACTTGGTAACGATAGTGTTGGTTGGGTAGTTGATTGAACTAAGATCAGCTGGGTTAACAATTGGAACATCTTTAAGTTTGTATATTTCTCTAGGTGTGCTGTTTGATACCGAGAGGTTCCAAGACACAGACATTAAACAGCTGGAAGGGTTAATAAAGTTATAGCCCCCTACACCGTTAGCAACGTATCCGTCTTCTGTCAAACGCATGTAAGTCGTTACATAAGGTGCATTCTTAAAGGAGGTCATATTACCCATGAAGTCGTAACCTGCTTCAGCATAGCTCTGGTAGGATGCATCAGCCCAATCTAAATAGGAGTCTCCTTTGAAGGTAGCAAAGGTTAGCTTACCTGTGGTTCCGTCTCGGACTAATACTTTAATCTCACTGTCACCAGCAAGGTAGTCTCGGTAGAGTGTAGAGATTACATCGTCTGCACCGTTCACTACTTCATCTGCACCGTTAACTACATTAGTCTCTGTAGTAGTAGAGCCTAGGCCACTATAGTAGGAGGAGCCAAGGATGTAGGACGTACTAGAGGCTTGGTCTGCAATCTTCCAAGGGTAGAAGGCCTGAAGGGCTAGGTCCAGCACAAGGATGTTATTGTACTTGAAGTCAATAACCTCAGTGTTATTAGGGTAGAACCAGAATACCTTTTGGTTGATCTTGTCATACTCTACGTGTACCTGTGCCTTCTTAGCATTTAGGATATTATTCCAGAAGGTTTGTACAGTAGCTAGGGAAATGTTCTGGGCAGTTGGTGCTGTGTTTCCTTCACCACGTTGTAAAGTGTGAACACCTGTTTTGCTCCACCAGACAGGCATCCCATCAGCTACAATAAAGGAGTTAACGTTTGTGAGGCCTATGTCGGAGAGACGAGTAACGGAGAACTCAGTAGCCCTGAAGACATTGTCTACACCTGAGATAGCCCATACGCCATTCTCAGCAAACACAAGAAGAGAGGAGCCTAGTACGTGTACCTTACGGATGTTGTGAGCTTCTTGGATACTTACTACACCGCCATCAGTATCTAGTAGATCACTAAGGGTCTCTGAGGTAGGGTCGTTGTTCTGGTAACAGTTACTTGCATCTGAGATTCTACTAGACAGACGGGAGAAGTAAATCTTACCACCGTTCTTACCTGAGTCTAGACCCGCAAAGAACACTCGTCCTGAGAAGGCAGCTACTGTACGGAAACGAGCAGTCTCAACTTCCGTGACAAGACCTGATCGAGCTTTGTTAAAGACATCTACAACAAAGTGACCGTTAGCTGCGAGGGAGGTGCCAGTAAAGACTTGGCTCCACTCAGTAGGGCTGTACGCACCATTAGCATCTTTACCTGCATACCAAGCATGAGTCAAGGCAACACCTGCGTAAGATGGAGCACCTGTAGCACCCCACCCTACGTTCTTAGCATCATAACCCCGTGTACCAGCTGTAGTACCTGAATTAAAGTAGTTACTCGTTACATCAGCATCAGTACCCTGCCACTCAAAGTCTCTCTCCTTGAAGTCAAGAGTTGTTTCAGAGAAGAGGTTAGTCACTGTATCGAACTCAACGTAGAAAGTATTGACAGCAGCAGAGGCTACGATCAAGGCTCCGTTAAGGTTAGTAACTTGGATACGTTCAGAGGAGGGGGAGATGTTGTTAGCAGCTGCATGTAGGCTAAGATCAACAAAGTCTGTAAACTTGTTAGCTGACAATGGATCGGTAGACTTCTCATAGAAGTAAATCTTATCGTCTACCTGTACTACAAGGAACTCAAGGTTAGTCTGACCAGCTACGTTAAACCAATCGAGTGTCTGCACTAGAGCACCTTGGGGTACGATAATATCAGACAATACATGGTTTGCTTCGTATGTCAAAGCTTTACGACGACGGCGAGTACCGTCACGTTCTAAAGAACAGTTCAGCTCATCTACGGAAGCATTCTCTGGAAAGGTAAGTTCAGAAGCCTCAGTAATGAGACCTTTAACAAAGGTGTTAACCGTTTTCTGAGTGAGAGTCTGTGCCATTTAGTAGTGCTTCCTTCTCAGCCATTCGTTCTTTTGATCGGTCATTAACACGTTTAGTCTTGGTAGGCTTCTTAGCTTCAAGGTGAACGAGGGCTGCTTTTAAAGCCCCTGCAATCCCTGTGTAGTTGCCTGCGATTTCTTCAGGGACAGCTGCTCCACCTTCGTACCGAATCTTATGGAACTTAAAACCATCTTGAGGTTTGTAAACCAGTAGAGCTTTCTCAGTCTTGTTGCTCTCGATTCGTACTTCAGAACCATCTTGGCTATGAGTAATCTTAACGGCGTCCATAGTCATTCTTAGGTCTCTCTTTCTTAATCTTATACATGTCGTTCTGTACGTAAGCTTTCTGCCTACGAGCAGCCTGTTCAATCTTAGGATCAGAACCTGACTTAAACAGGGACATTGCAGTAGACTTTGCTTCAGCTAGGAGGAAGGGGAACATTGTGTCATCAATGTCTGGGATGAAACCATCTGATGTAGTATCAAAGGTTGGGTACTTAACACCGTAGGAACGAGTCTTGGAGGCTTGTAGTACAACCTCTACAGAAGACTTGTAACTATCTAGGATGATGTGTGTGTCATCAAAGGAGGTGTAGTAAGAAGGCATAGTATCGTTACGGATAAGAAGAGTGCTATCAGCTTCTAGGTCAGGCACCTTAGTGACTGTACTGGACTCACTGTCTCGTCCATCAGATACTGAGAAGAACTCATCTGGTGTTAGGTAGGTTAAACGTTCGTAACTAACTCCACCTGCAACCTCAGATGTGTTGTAGTCTAAGAACTCAATGTTCTTTACACGGTCAGGGAAGACAAAGTGAGTAGGTCGGGCAGACTGAGAAAGGGATATTAGGTTCAACACTTGAGCAAGCTCAGGAATAAACCGAGAAGCAATCATGTTGTTGTACGTAGTCTTTAGAACTTGGACAATCTGTTCAGCTTCATTAGAGTCAGAAATGTTGTTAATCTCTTCCGAGTCCATGTCGGATAGGATGTTTTGCACCATCTCTAGAAGAGTCATTTTCATGTTATGCACTCATTCCAATAATTGTGAGAGATATATCAGCATAGTCAACAACTGTACTGTCTACATCTGCTTTAGTTTTAATCTCAAGGTAGTCGTTCTGAGCTAAAGAAATAAGGCTATCTAAGCTTACAGAAACCCAAGTACCTGTAGAAATTGTACGGATAATACGGGAACCTACAAGCTCTGTACCGTTCTTCAAGAGAAGCCATTCAACGTGCTTAAGCCCACCAATCGTCTGAGTGGCTGACATGTTCAAGCTTACGTAACCTGTAATGACTGTACTATCCGTATAAAGGAAACGGAGATTAGGGGAAGTCTGAACAGTAAACCCAGTAGTATGGGAGGTTGTTGTTGTAGGAGAAAGAAACTTCTCAGCAATGTCTGTACTTAGTGTGTAGGCAAAGGTTGGCCCTGTTGCATCAAAAGAGGTACCTACCCCAAGGTGACGATGAATAGGCTTCCATACACCACTTCCTGAACCATTAGCTACGTATGTCTCACCACCATTAGCAGTAGAGATAGCTTTAGGTTCGTGAAGAGCACTACCTGTAAGGGATGAATGTTCTACGTTAGCCATTGGTAATCAGTCCTTATAGTGGGGCGGAGACAAGTTAAGTCTATTATACACACATGTTAAATAGTTGTCAAGAGTTAAGTTAGTAGAGGGAGGAGTTTCCCCCTCCCCCTTGTATTATAGTTACGCCATTGGGGCGGTCATAACCGTTACCAAGTTCTCTGGACGGTACAATTTAAGACCGTAACGAGCAGTAGTAACAAACTCAGTACGTTGGAAGTCTTTGTTGTACTCTGTATCCACAGTTGGCATCTGACGCCATGCACCAACAAATGGCAACACTGCTTGATCAGCAGAGAAGAACATGTTAGTGATTGCGTTGTTGACAGTTACACCACCGATTACTTCAGCAGTTTCAGTCTTCAGGTAGTTAGAAGTATAAACGTCAAAGCCGTAGATGTTGGCGATGAATGTCATACCTGTTGCGATACCAGAAGACACAATGCCTTCCCATTTAGGATTGTTTGAAACACTTGTCAAAGCAGACAAGGTATTCATTTCAAACTCAACTGATGGGTCAACGATTGCAACTAGGTTACGTTGTGGAACTTTAGCAGTCTTCAAGGCACGAAGAGCTTTAGCAAAGTCAGCTACGCCAATCTTGTTACCTGTACCAGAACCCAACATACGGTGATCAACACCATTGATTGCGTTACCGTTGTCAACTGTTTGCTGACCACCAAGAGCCATGATGTCGGTCTCTAGACGTTCCATCAAAGCACGTTCTTGAAGTGGAACAAACTGGGACATCACTTCGTTAGCATAATACACGTCTTGCATAGCTTTGTTAGTGATGTAGTTACCAGACTGCAAGTACTCAGTGATGCTGAAAGTAAATTGTGCATCGTCAAGTGCAGTGTAACCAACCTGTGTGTCTTCTGTATAAGAAGCAACAGTTGCGTCACCCAAAGATGGGATTTTGAACGTATCACCATCAGGGAAATCAGCAAGCCATTTAACGTAAGACATGCCTTGCAGTTCGTCACGCAAGATTTCTTTTAGTTCGGCGGACCAAACTTCAGCACGTTTCATTAGTGCTAGGGATGCTACTGTATTACCAGCCATTGTCGTATTCCTTACTTAATAAAGTTGTCACCCATACGGTCGGCGTCAGCCATCATTTGCCGTTGGGTGGAGGGTTTGTAGTATAGCTTAGAGTTTTCTCTACGCATCTTTTGGTAGTAACCAAAGTCTTGAGCAGAGGATGCTTGCATTGTAGAACCTTCAGTGCGAATGCTCCCTTGAGTTAGTGGAGAAGATTGAGGTGCAGCTTTGCCCATTAACTGCATAAATGCAGCTGGGGATTTAGCAGCCATACCTTGTAGCTCCGCCATTGGTAAACCTAGTTCAGAAGCCTTTTGCTTTACAGCAGATGCAGCTTCAGTCCCGTAGGCTTGTTCAAGTTCCGATTCAACTAGAGCAATGTTGGTTTTAGCAACGCCTGCCTGCTCTCGTTTCTTCAGGGTCTGTTCAACTAGGCTCTCAATGTCTGCTTCACTCGAAGTAAGCTGGGTATTAGCTGTGTTCGACGTGCCACCATTGTTATTGTTAGAGCCTGAAAGTTCGGCGGTGGATGCCGAGGCCGTTTCTTTCAGCTGTTCTGTAACTCCTAGTCGGTAGGTCTGTTTCTCTAGGTCAGCTTTTAGAGCAGAGTTTTCTTGCTTCATCTGTTCGATAAAACTATCTGCTTCCATCTTCCCACGAGCTAGTGCCTCGACATCATTGAACTTACGTCCCTCTCCTACAAGTTCACCTAGGACTGAAGGGCTGGTCGGCTCCCCAAAGGTTGAAACTTGTTCACTCTGTGCAGCAGGGGTCACCTGATCCTCAGAAAATACACTCATTGTTAATCCTTGTCTAAGTTGATGAGGTCTAAGACAGTGGTCACTGCCCTGTTGAACCCATTACGATCTGCTTGCTTGTATGCCCACGAAGGGTTGTCATAGTCACTCGCAGGGGTACTATCCTTAAGCAAAGGCTCAAGAATCTCTTTGAGGCGGTCTAGACTCTCACGATTGGAGTGGAGTGTTTGAGAGACTGCCTCTTTATCTTTGCTGGTTTTGCAACCTTTAAACCATGCCGCCTTCACTAGATGTCTTCCTCGATGATGACTTCCTCTTCAGGAGCCTCTTGGACAGCTTCTAGTTCTTGCATACCTTCGTCTACTGCTTCTTCTTGCTCAGCTTCAAACTCTACCTGAGCTTCAGTTGCAACCTTCTGAGTTTCCATCTGCTCAGTGACACCGATGTTCTCACCGAAGAGTGCTGGCTCTCCTAGTTCATCAGCCAACATACGAGCAAACTCTTTACCTGAAAGGTGAGCAGCTACACTTGGGTCACCAGCCTTAATCTGGAACATAGTAGTTAGGTTCTGTACACGTTGAGCACGTTCAGCAAAGTGTCGAGCACCCATAGGGACGATCTTACCATTAGCTTGAATGTCTTCACGGGTAATCTGTGTAAAGAAGTAAAGGCCTGTATCCTCATTCAAGACACGTACTGTATCCTCGTAGTCCATGTTGCGACGAGAAGTCTCAAGCATAGCATTTAGGATAGGCTCTAGAAACACACGTTCAAAGTGAGCAGTCTTGTGTTGAAAGATACGACCAGCAGCAGTCATTAGCTGACCTACCTCAAAGGCTGTCTTCTCTCCTGCACTACGGATACCCATAGCTTCACGGGGAGCACCAGCCATCATCTCCATCTTAGCTTCGATGTTCTGAATCTGGAAGTCTGCATTAAGTGCAGTTGTGTCTGGAGTAAGGTAGCCTACGTCACCCTCGTCACCTAGGTAAATACGGGCGTTAGGTTGGAAGTCGAAGTCCTCTACGTCACCACGTATCTTTAGGATAGGGTAAGCAATCTGATCGAAGACATCTGCCTTAAGGTTCTCTAGGTGGTCAATGCGATACTGCATACCGACTAGGTTATCCAGTGGACCCATGCTGTAGAGGTTGTCAGGGCGGTCACGCCAGCCTGCATGGAAGATAGGGTCTCTACCTAGCCAAGAAGGATTCTCTTCGTTAGAGAGGACGTATGAACGGTCTACGATAGTGATGATACGGTTGTTAAGGTACTTACCTGAGTCAGCATCATAACTGTCCCCATAGAATGTAAGAACCTCTACATAGTTAGATTCGAAGTAATCTGTAATGGAGGAGAAACCATCAGCTACGAAACCTTCAGATTTGTTAGCATCTACTGTAGCACCTTTAGAGGAAGCACGGTTGTTCAGCATCTTCTCAAAGATTGTCTTCTGATACTCTGGGTCTACACCTGTGTCGATCTTACGTTGTATCTCACCCATAGTTAGGATGGACCGAATGATCTTAGGGCTGTCCCCAAACTCAGCAGCAACTGGGTTAAAGCAAATATCGTAAGGAGAGATACGAACAACTTTAGGGCCTACGTAGTTTACTACTCGATCACCATCTTCAAAGTGAGTGACCTTACGTTGAAAGTCCACCATTGCAAAACAGTTACCGTATTGGATGTAATCATTTAACAAACGGCTGGTAGTGTTTACAAAGTCAGACTGACGCAGCTTGGTATCCATGTAAGCTTGGATGATGTCTCGTTTAATCTTTACGTCGGACTCTTGATCGTTAGCCACAAACTTCATCCAACGTTTCTGAGGGAACAAAGCAGCAAAGTAGTTTGCATGAAGGTTGTCTGCAATTTGGGTAAGCTTAGGAGTGGTAGTGGAGTTAGACCAAGGCAACTTGTTGTTGCTTGTAGTCTTAGTGTCTGTAGCATAGATGTAGTTACGAAGCTCTTTCCACTCAGCAACCTTACCTGCACGGGCATTATTCCATGAGGCCCAACGTCCTGAAATCTCAACTGCCAAGGCGTGAGGATCAATCATGCTTTCAATATCGAGTGTAGTACCAGCCATTTCGACTCCTAAGACTTAGCTTATGTGTTAATAATAACACAATGTATATTTTATGTCAAGTGCTAAAAAGCAACACCACCGAATTTAGGGTGGAAGACTACGTTATTATCTTGACTTCTAGTTCGTCGTACAGAGCTGCTAGGCTTAATGGCTACTTCAACAGCAGCAGCTAGACAGTCCTTACAGTCATCGTGTGCAGGGTTATAGGAGA